TTAGACTAGATTGTACAGTTGTCGTCTATTGCCACGTTTGAAAGCATTTACTGCCGTTTTGAATTGAGCCACATCTACCGTATCCAGTCGCCCGACACGCACCACCACGTTTTTGGCGATAACGGACTCGTCCTTTTTGACGAGCGTCTTTTTCTCTTTTTTGTTTTTATCCTCCATAGTTATACGTGATTTGTTCGTTTGGGATTACTCATGAATGCGAATTGTGAAGTATTGACTTGGCTGCCATCTTCATTTTCTAATTTTGGGAAGTCAGGCACGGAGTTGCCACGCTGGATGTCTATCAAATCTTTCTTTGTTGATTCGTAGCGATAGAGCCTGTCGTTGTAGTTGATGTTGGGGTTTGCCTTGTTGATGTAGTGCCAGACAGCCACGTTTTTTACCATCAAAAGCAAATAGGCATTGCGTTCCTTGCCCTCTGCCCCGAATAATTTATTCGTGTCGTAAGCGTGCAAGTAGCCTTTCACTTCGCCCATAGCAGCATCCAGTGCAAAGATTAAATCTTCTTCTTCCTGCCCCGATATGGATTTGATGCTTTCGGGGTATAGATGCGTATATATTTCTTCTATCGTTATAAACATAATCTATATTCTTTTTGAATTAGTCCTACCTTTTACCATGTATATAGCCCCCGCCGTTATCTGGCTATTCTTCATGTTTGCAATGAAATAACCTCCCTGCACGCAGTCCACGCCGTCGGCGGGTGCTGATAGCCGTGGATTGACCATCTTAAACTGCTCCTCCAAGCGTATCATGTTCGGATTGCCTTTTTCGGCGATGTTGAGTATCAACTTGCCTTGTATATTCAGAGGTTGCAGGTCGCCCTCTATACGCGAAAACTTGTCGGCTTTCTTTCTTGCATCGGGTATGATGTTGATAATCTTATTGTGGCTCTGCCTTGCTTTGTCAAATAGCGGCAAAAAGACAAGCTCATAAAATGGATTTTGCAGCGTATTATTTTCTATGTAGTTGAAAACTTGGGTGCGGTCTTTTACATAATCGTCGACGTAATAAAACCACTCCACAAACTCCGCCTGTGTGACCCGATCTAAAAAGCCAGTAATGATATAGAGCTTGCCTTCCAATATCCCGACCAGAAAACAGGACTTGTAAGAGTTAGCTTTGCTCTTGGTATTGTTGCTGGGAGCAGGGTCGGCGTAGTTGATTAGGAATGGGAATGCACTCAGTGGCGGTACTTTGCCCCACGTCATATCCTTAAAGGTGTCCCCTTCGGAGATCGGATTGTTGTAGCATTCCTTTTGCACCGACGAGGCAGATACTTGTGCCTGCACGAGATCGATCTGCTCCTCGCTGTTTTTCTCTATCCATACCGATGTGCCGTATAAATAGTCATTTTGCGGATCGGGATTGTTGATATCCACCATCCGTATATTTTTAATATCCCAGTTGCCGATCGGTTTTTCGCGTTTGGCTAATTCCAACGCCTTGTTGCCAGCACGGACATTTGGCGGACGACGAGGATGTGATCAAAATCGACCTATTGGAAAATGCTGGGGAGCGTTACTTCTTCAAAATGCTGATGAAAGTAGATACGAACATCGCATTCGGGGAGGATATCGTATTGTGGGATGGACGTGGAGTTCCTGCACCGCCTGCTCCTGCAGCAGCACCATTGGCTGCACCCGCAGGTTTTGCTGCGCCAGCAAGTGCGTCTTTTGCCGCGCCAGTTTCGGAAGGCATCGACTTTGAAGCAGCTGGTTTACAGCCAGTAGAAGGCTTCGATGGATTGTATGCCAACCCGACAATGATGGCGGCTATTAAGCAGCAACTAGCTGATCAAGAAGCCAAATCAGAAGAGGAAAAGAAAGTGTCCACGGATGCTGCCAAAGTGGAGGATGTCAAAGTTGACAACACCAAACTAACAAAGGCTGCTATCAAAAGGATCAGCCGAAACGGGCTGGAGGCTTTGATTGCCGAAAACAAGCTGGAGATTGAAATCAAGGAAGGCATGACAAATGCCCAACTGAGTGACAAGATCATCGAAGTTCTCGGCGAGGCGTACTTCTCGGAAGAGTTAGCAGGCGACAAGGCTGAGTAAACCACTATAAATGTAAAATCAAAGGGTATTTAAACCCGATTTAAATACCCTTTAAATTCTATAAAAGATGGCAAACAAACAACAATATTTAGTGCTGCATTGCACTGCTACTCCCGAAGGGCGCGAGGTAACCAGCGACGATATTCGCCACTGGCATACTGCACCCGTAGCAAAAGGAGGCAGGGGATGGAAGCAAGTGGGCTATCGCAGAATGATACATTTAGATGGCACAGTAGAAGAGCTTGTAGCAAACAACGACGACGGTATTGTAGACCCTTGGGAAATAACAAACGGCGTAGCTGGCAAAAACTCTATATCTCAGCATTGGGTGTATTCGGGCGGTGTGGCTTTGGATGGTAAAACGCCAAAAGACACACGTACACAAGCCCAAAAAGACACATTAGAAAAATTGGTAAAAGATTTTCATTGCCGTTTTCCCGATGTGAAGATAGTAGGACACAATCATTTTGGGGCTAAAGCCTGCCCGTCGTTTGATGTACAAGCATGGCTCAAGGAAATAGGAATTTTTCAAACTCTCTAAGTAATGGAACTAAATTTTATAGAGATTTTCAAAAACATGGTACTGCCGTCTGTTACGGTGATAATCGGCTATTTTGGTTGGAAAGCTACCGCAGAGAAAAATAAGCTAAAAGCGGAAGTAGAGGGTATGAAAGCGAGCAATACAGCCAAAGATATAGATAACCAGAGTAGCTGGATCGACCTCTATAAAAAGCTTCATGATGACCAAGCCTTTCGTTTGTCGAAAGCAGAAGAGCAGATTTTAGAACTCAATAAAACCATTTACAAATTTGAAAAAGCATTTAAACAATATCATACTTGTCCTCACTTTGCTTCTTGCCCTATCCAACTGGAGCTGTCGAAGTCAAAAGGAAATAATAAGCGAGACAAGAGAGCAAACGGAGCAAACAACCGACAGCGTGAGCCTCCAAGTGACCAAGACGACGAAAGCGTGGACGACTCCGCAGGCGACGGCTAAACTGAATGTAACGCCGCAGCAACTGGCAGAGCTCCCCAAAGGGGCAATCTTCCAAAACAAGCAAGGGAATGCCACAGCTACGGCAAAAGTAGCCGACGATGGCACAATAGAAATAACAGCCAACTGCGACAGCCTCACTCTTTTAATAGAAAATTTAGAAATAGAGGAGTATCGTTTACAAAAGGAAAACAAGGCACTTGTAACCAATATCAACAAAGAAAAGACTGTAGTGCTTAGCGGTTGGCAAAATTTTCAAATATGGTGCGGGCGTATCCTATTTGGTTTATTCATAGTATATATTATTTACAGAAAATTAAAATAAAATGGCAGAAAGTATAAAAGCAAAAATGAGAGTCGCAGGGATTGATTTTTCAAGCAACCCGATTAAAGACAAGGTTACTGCCTTAGCTGCTACATGGGTGGGGCAACCTAAGACCCTACGCGATGACGAGCTAACAATCGTAACCGAAGCACCCGACGAAGACCCTGTATATTGCCACGAGCACGACAATGCTATTGACAATTCATTTACAGGAAAAGGGCAGACTATGACGGGTTCGTTTGTCAACATGACGGCGGCACAGTTGGTAGCACTTGTAGGTGGTAAGCTTGACGGCACAGCCTACGAAATGACCGACAGTCTTCTACCTATCAATACGGCGGTGCGTATTCGCTTTCATGGGGGCGGTTGGCTCGTATTCCCAAAAGTAAAAGGCTATGTAACACTAGACTTAAATGTAGGTGTAGGCGGGCGTGTAAAAGCTCCATTCAAATTTACACCCGTAGTACCCAACGCGGGAGCAATCGGTATTTGGGAGACAGACACAAGCACAGTAGTAGCACCCCCTGCCCCACTTGCCGCACCATTGGTCGCGCCTATGAGTGCCCCCGTAGTCGAAAAAACAGAGACTAAAAAATAAGCTAGACTATGGCAGGTATACAACAAGATGCTGCCAATCTATTACTTGATAGGGGTATTCGGTTCAATTTACCCGATGCCCCTATTTGGGATAGAATAAGGCGCAAAAATAAAATACATATTCGCCCGCTTCGTGCTGGTGCAATAATGGAAATAGCAATTTTGATGCTTGAGGGCAAGCTCGACGAGCCTCGCACCAATTTGCAACTGCATACCAAGTTAGAGGTAATAGCCCAAGTTATCGCTACGGCGGTGCTCAACGATGCCGAGGCAATAGATCTCAAGCGTGAAACTCTCACCAGAAGACTATTAAATAAGTGCCCCGCACATGTATTGATACGCATATTCAGACACATAGAGAGCCTAAATAAAATAGAGGGTTTTACGACTATTACCAAATACTTCAATCGTCAAACGCGAATGATGATGACGAAGAGGACGGGGCAACAGGCAAAGGGGAGTTAAGAGGCTACACGGCTGGTCTTCATAGCCCTTTTGGAATGATAGGACAATTAAAAGAGAAATTCGGCTACACACATAAGTATATACTTTGGGGGCAAGCGTGGGTACTCTTTTTACTCGAAATGGCAGACGCACCTCGCTACGTAAAGGGTAAGCCGCCAACAGAGGTAGAAACAATAACATCGGTAGCAGATGCCGCCAATATGTTCGGCAATCACAGATAAAACGACAAAGCAATGTTAGAGCCAATAGATATAGATATTAATATGAACCAAAACATTAGCGAGGAAGCCCCAAGGGCGGCACAGGCTAATGAAGAAATGACAAAGTCGGTCGATTCCATGCTAAAGGAAATTGAGCGACTTAACAAGGTTGTTTTAGATATGTCTACGGCTTTGGCTGAGCAACGAAAACTAACAGCCGACAATGCGGGCGAGTTTGACAATGCTATAAAAAAGATTGAAGTAATGGAAGAGGCTTTGACAAAAGCAGAGCAACAATTAACTGTTTATCAATCGACCCTTGCGCAAGCCAATACAGCCATACAGGAAGGAGCGGATGTGAGTGACGTCCTTAACGAGGCTCGTGAGAATATGGCTGAAACAGAGGCTACCCTTGTAGAGAATGCGCTCGAATTAATAGCTAATCAAGAAGATATAGCAGAAAGTACCGACGATAGCACCGAAAGTATAGAAGAAAATTCGGTAGCCAGCAATATAATGAGTACTGCCATTAAGGAAGTATGCAAAGGTTTGGGTATCGAAAATGCAGCTGTCGTTAATGCTATCGGAAGTACCCGCACTCTTACGGGGGTTAAGACCCTATGGACTCGTGCAACACAATTACTCAATACTCAGTTAGGTATATCAATTGGTCTAAGCAAGGCTTTTGTAGCTGGTGGTATCGGGCTTATCCTTGTGGCTATTGCTGCCGTTGTATATGCTTATAAAACATGGAAAGAGGGGCAGGATGAAATTAACAGAGGGCTGGAAGATACAAGAAAATTCAACGAGTCTGCTGCGTCGTCTGCTTCTAAACTGACCGCCGAATTTAACCGACTACAACAGGGGTATGTTTCATTGGGTGATGATTTACAAGCCAAGAAAAAATACATTGACGAAAATCAAAAATCGTTCGACCAATTGGGTGTCTCTATCCAAACCGTAAATGAAGCCGATAATCTATTTATTACTAATGCCGAAAATTTCAGAAAGGCTATAATGATGCGGGCACAGGCGGCAGCGGCAATGGAACTGGCATCGGAAAAATACAAGCAGGCAATGCAGAAAATGCACGATGCCGACGTAAGGGAGCAAGATCCCTCCAATTGGGAGAAAATTTGGAACTCAAATAAGTTCGTACACCGTGATGGGCAGAATGTACTTAGGAACTCGGGGGCTGTGTCTGCTGCTGACGAAGAGAGAGAAAAAGCTGAAAAACTGCTTAAAGAGGCTGGCGAATATATCAACAAAAACATAGCTCTCACGAATGACTATACCAATGCCGTAAAAGAGGCGGGTATCACTCAGAATAATATTATCGTAGAGGGTAGTAAGGCTTTTTATGAGCAACAAAAAAAGAGGGCTTCTGAACGTATGGCGGTGCTCAAAGACACACAAAAAGAGACAGGGGAATGGAAGCAAGCGGTATCCGATTATAATCAAGCTACCGAAAAGTTAAAAATATGGGATATCGCAGGACAAAATAAAAGCGGTCTGTCGGCTGCAAAAAAAGCGGCGAAAGCTGCCGAAACTGCAACTACCTCCCTCGAAAAAATGTCATACGATCTGCAAAAGCGAATAGATAACGCCCGTGTCAAAGCCATACAAGAGGGGGCAACACACGAACGTGCCGCTATACGGGCAGAATACGATGCTACGCAAGGAGTTATTTTAAAAAAGATGTCCGAAATAGAAGCCCTCGAAAAAAAGACGGGTAAACCAGCCACAGAGCAGAGAACACAGCTTTTTGAGCTGGACGTGGAATCTACCCGTCAATACGAACATCAACTGGCGGTGATCAACGCCAACTCTAAAAAAACACTGGACAATCTTTTTGCGGAGGTCAATTCCCGCTTTGCCAGCGAACTGGATAATAATATTGCCGAAATAAAACGCTATTACGAGGAGGTTATCAGAGAGGCAAAGAAAGCGGATGAGAATATAGATATAACTCCGTTTCTGACGGCTCAGAAAAAAGACGAGGATCGTGCCCACATCGACGACCAACTACGCAAGGCTGACCTTGACGAGATGCTCGAAATGGAAAAAGCACACAACCTTGCCTCCATCGGGCTGACAACGGTAGCCGAGCAAGCAAAATTCGAGATCGTCAAAAAGTATCTGCAGGAAAGAATAGACCTCCTAAAAGAACGGGGCGACGAGAACGCACTGAAAGAAGCCGATATTTTGGAAGAGAAACTCAAGGGAATGCAGTCCTCACCAAAAAGTGTATCGGGGCTGGTCAATGGAGCACTCTTCGATAAGATAAAGCAGGGATTTGAAAAAACGGGGATGTCGGCAGAGGATGCCGAAACCAAAACCAAGTCGCTGTTTGCCAGCTTTCAACAAGGCGGAGCACAAGCTGTATCCGTTATCAATGATATAAAGTCCATCTTCGGCGGGCTGGACGAGGGACTGGACAAAGCACTTGATGCTGCAGGCAATATTGCACAAGGTTTTGCTACGGGTGGTATTGCTGGCGGGGCAATGGCAACAATAGGTGAGGGTATTAAGATGTTTACAAGTTTGGCAGCCGTCGAAAAAGAACACCAGGAAGCCTTGCGTAAGTTAGCTCTTGCCAAGCTAGAAATGCAACGCGAGTATAACCTCCTGCTAATCAAAGAGCAATTATACTATAAGCAAGGCACTAATATATTTGGCACAAACCAGATACGTGGGGCAGCTAACTCCATATTGACCTACCGCGACTCCATAGCCCAGCTCAAAAAAGAAATGCAGGGCGAGAAACCTACTTTGAGCATAAACCCATTCAAGGGCAATGTCCCATCACAAATAGAACAATACAAAAAGCAACTGCAAGCCTATAACGATGGTATCGGTGCACTGGCTGATGTGGATATCGTAACGGGTAGCCGAAAAAGTGGTTGGGGGTTTTGGAAAAAACAAAAAGATGTGTATTCGTCTTTATTAGACACTTACGATGATGTTATAGACAAAGAAGGAAACCTTAACACCAACCGTATACAGGCTATTCTCAACACGCACAAAATGAGCGATGAGAATAAAGCCCTGTTGGAGTCTCTACTCTCGCTCGACGAAGCAGCTAAAGAAGCCGAGGAACAATTAAAAGATTATCTGAGCCAGACTTTCGGCGGATTGGGCGACGCTTTGAGTGATAGCATCGTGACAGCCTTTCAAAACGGGGAGGACGCGGCACAGCTATTTAAAGGCAATGTAACCGATGTGCTTGACGACATAGCCAAGCAGATGGTTTTCGGGCTATATCTCAAGGATAGCTTCGATAAACTTGAAAAAGATATAAATAATGTATACGAAGACCTCGCCGACGATAAATTGACGGAGGAGCAACTATCAAAAAAAATAACCAATATCCTCGGAGGATTCTTTGGCGGGCTGGACGGCGACATCGAAAAGGCAAACCAATTTCTCGAGGAGTTTTGGAAAACCGCAGAGGCTAACGGTTTCGACCGCCCCGAGGGCGAACGTAAAGGAGCGTCTGGCGGTTTTGCCACGGCATCGCAGGACTCCATATTTGAGCTCAACGGGCACATGTACGCCACCCGCCAGCTGGTTGGCGATATCCGTAATGACCAGCGGGAGGAGTTACTGGTACAACGAACCATCACGGGACAGCTCTCTGTATTGGTAGAGCGATCTGCCTATTGGGAGTATTTGGAGGAGTTGCCGCAAGTAGTTAAAAAACTGGAGGATATTGATTCCTACGGATTAAAAATGAAGTTAGACTAATGAAAGGTAGCGTAATAATAAACGGTGTAGATATAGCAGACTTCGGGGCTTTTATACTCAGAGGGGGCGACTATGATTTTTTGCCATTTCCCGACCGTCGCGAACCCAAGCAGAACAATTGGTATGAATACGATGGGGTAGATGTTGATTTAACAGAAGTGTATTTCAAAGAACGCACGCTGTCAGTTCATTTCTATATCTCAGCCTCTAACAGCGTAGAATATGAATTTAATCTAAATTCATTCTACACACTAATAACAGGGGGCTACATAGAGCTTTATATGCGAGAATTTGCTCATACATTCAAGCTTCGTTATCTCTCATGTACTGAATATAACCACAAGGGCGGGCTGTATAAAGCTGGGGACAAACGTGGAGCATTTGCCGTCGATTTTTCGATGGATAACCCCCTGCAACTTTTTACCGACCCTACCATACGAGTACCCAACTCAAGTAAGCAATACCCAGCATCGGGTATTCTTATAAATGGCTTAGACCTTGCGACATTTGGCATAGTAGTAAATGAATGTTACAGCAGTATGTTGTTATTGCCTGCCGTCAAAGCTCCATTAGTACGAAGTTTTGCCCGACAAACTGGGTTGCTGGCGTATCCAAGTGATGAACCTGCATTTGAGGCAAAAGAAATAGCGATCAAATGCACGATGACAGCTAGCACCTTGGCTGAGTTCTACCATAATTACGAGGCTCTATTCAACAACCTAGCCAAAAACGAGGCATTACAGATAGAGAGCTATCTGGGCGAGGCGGAGTGCTATTATAGTAAGATGGAAGGCTTTAAAAAGCACGGGGGCTTTTCGCAGGGCGTGATGGTAAGTTTTACACTCAGATTTTTACAAATAGATACAGGACTAACAATATTTGTTTTAGGGGCAGAGGATGGCTCCGCTTTATTAACAGAGGACGGAGAATACATAGAAATAACAAGATAATTATGGCAAAAATTAAGATAATCAAAGGCTCGGAGCTTCCCATTGTAGAAGATATAAACAAGGCTACATTTCTGGCTTATGAAGATAAAACTATAAGCCTAAAATCGGGGCGTATAGACTTGTCAAAGATGACTCCTTTGTTTGGTGTTTCCCAAGAGAAAGGACAATCAACCATACTAGCTCCCTCATTAAAGCTATTCACAAATGAGATTGAATCAGCTGAAACAGGAAAGAGTAGATTCCTGCTGACAAAGGATATCGCAAGCACGGGGGCAAATATCCTGTCCCCCAATGATTTTAAGTTTGGTTATTACTGGCATTGGATAGAATATTATTATGCTGTTAATCCAACTTATGGAGCTAGCCAGTATTATACAACTACTCCCGATGAAATACTATATTTAGCCAATATTCACAGTATTATTTATTTTGATTCCGAATTTAAACAAGTTAGTTTTATTCTCAATCCTGTTACTGGAAATGAATTTACAACACCTTTAGGGGCTTCATTCTTTTTAGTAAATGTTGGCGTTGGTATCATAAATGCAGGAACAGCGGGTGTGTTCAGGGATTCTTACCCTACAGCATCATTTAGAAGATTTTTCAGAGTTGTAAAAGAAAGTAGCCGATTGGCTAAATACCCCTATGATAGCGATTTCCCCATAAAGCAGGATTTAGTAAATAAGAATGTCCATCTGTGGCTCAAAGATGCGTATATTGATGCTGAATATGAAGCAGGATTTAAGTACTCATTCAGTGTTATTTCAAAAATAAATAAACATGCCACTCTTTACAAACATATTGAGGGTGCAGAAGCAGGTGGAAATATAACCAGTATTGGGGTATTTTCTTTCACACCCATAGAAGGAAGCCGTTATTATTTAGGTAGGGATGCCAAGAAACCTTTGTCGTGGGTAATTGCCGATTTTGATATTCTGAAAGACAATGTAAGCAATATGTATTATTATGATGGGGTCGGTTTATCCCCTCGCATATTCAGCAATGGCGGCAGTAATATTAATTCGTCTCTGGCTAGGCTGCAGGAAGCTTTGTCTGCCATTATACCCAAAGTGGAGTTGATTGATAGCCTTGCGGAAATATCCGTCATGGGAAATTATTTAGCATCCAAAGCAGAAAGTGTATATGATTATGATACCAGTACATTTTGCGGATGGGCATCGTATATTGGTATAGCAAATAATATCAATGGTGTTCTGTTTAACATAAAAAACAGAGATAAATCGGCACTGACAAAGGTACGGCTACGCATTAAAAGTGGCGGGTATAACGGTGCTGTACTTGCCGATATAATAAAAGACATATTTGTCTCTCCAAATGAAAACAAGGACATTTCTTTCAATTTCAAATTAATTGAGAATGCAGAGAATGCCCCGCTTTGGGTAGAATATGCTACTGATAGGCTAAGCACCATACTGAGGATACCAGGCATGAAATATCCTTATACCCCAGATGCTGGCTATGGTAAAGTAATGTACACCACCAATACGGGGCTCAGTATGTCGTTTGTAGAAGTTGCCGATTCTGCACTAAGAGTGGCTGCATGGATGGTTTGGGGTACACACACAGTTCAACTAAGAGAGGAGCAAATAGAGAATATAGAATCACGTTTGCCAGTTTTGAATGAAGTAAAAGAGGAGACTGATTCATTAAGGAACGAACTAGACCAATTGTCTGAGCCTGCTATCCAACTACAAGATGAACAAAAATGGGAATCGGGTTCTTTTAGCAATCAAAATGCAATCTCTACATTCTCGGGCTGGGGTTGCCATATCGGAATCAGAAAACACTTCAATGCTGCCGAGGTCTGTATTATTAATAGAGATACAACGCCATTAACAAAAATACGTCTTGCCTTATCCGTGAAGGATTACAACGGGTTACAATTAGCCGACAAAACGGTTACTGTAAATATACAGCCCAATGAGACGCAATTTATAATTGTTCCCTTAAACAAGATAATCGAAAATAGTGATTCCGAGGTATTATTCCTTCGATATTGGTGTGATAAATTAATCACCCGATTTGCTTACGGGGGTTCGTATCCTTACATTAAAGATAACGGGTATGAAGGTGATGTTTATTCTACAGGAGGCAGTTTAACAAATACACTGATAGGCACAGCAAAAACGGGCTATCCGTTCTATTTCCGAGTAGGGATGATTGAAGAGCTGTATCAGTTGACTGACAAACAGATTGGCAATATTAAAGAAAGATTAGACTTAGATAGTTCAGACAGTAATTATGCAAATATCGTTTTGACCAGCAGGGTATATGCAAAAGTAGGATTACAAACGAATATCTATTTTGACAATATAATCGAAAGCAATCTCCCCTTGTCCATGCTCGATATTAATGTCGATTGTTCGGTCGGTTTACAGCATGAGCGATATTTTCGTTTAACGCCATCTGATACATGGATAGGCACAAAACCTTTATCAATAGTCGTAAAATATAACGGTAAGGTATTGGCAACCTATTACGGCTCGGTTATAATAGTTCCTGCCGTTGGCTCTGGTAAAATAGTAAATATGAATCAATGGGGCGATAGTACCTTATCAAGCGGGCAACCGCAAAAAGTGATTATTGCCGAAAATGATCCAGCTGCATTAGACATCCGTTTTCAAGGCTCTAGAGGGTCTGGATTAAACAGGCACGAAGGGCGTGGGGGCTGGCGTTTTGAAGATTATGCTACGCAAGGGCGGACAAATTATGCTTTCAATGTAACGGAATTAGCCGAAATACCACAACTGGGATCGGCATATTTACAGAATGGTAATACTTATACCATTGTAGAGATAAATGTCACGGATGGTACTGGTTATTTGAATTGTGAGGGCACAAAAGCCCCAGACGCAAGCGGTGTACTTATAAAAGCGGGCGGTGGATCACCCGCTACAATAGCCTATGCAAGTTATGATACCATTGCGGGTAACCCACTCTGGAATAATGGAAAACTTGATTATTCGGTTTATTTGTCACGCTTTGGTATTGTGATGGGTGCGGGTGATATTGTAACGGTAAATTTGGGTATTAACGATATTTTCGGCTATGTCGGCGAATCTGCATTGCAGTATAAAATTGATGAAATGGTCGAACATTGCCGCGAAATGATAGCCGCATTTAAAGCCGTTGACGGTATTAAGATTGCTATTAAAGTAACCATACCTTGTAGTATTTCGCAGGATTCATTCGGCGTGAATTACAATGCTGGGCAAACGATCTACCAGTACATGAAAAATCTTTGGAAATGGCAAAAGCGGTTAATTGCTGAGTTTGATAATGATACATCTAGGAATAACAATATTTTTCTTATTCCTACCCATGTTATCATTGACCGAACATATAATTTCCCAAAATCTGAAATAGCTCCTAATTCACGTAATACAGTTGATAGAGAAACCAGATATGACAATGCCGTTCATCCTGCCCAAAGCGGTTATGACCAAGTGGGCGATCAAGATGCAGCTTCTGTTTATCACATTGTTAATATATAATCATTATGCAACTATATACACCCGATAATAAATTATTGCTTGACATCCCGATGGATGACAGCAGCTACCGCCTGCGTGAGATAATGGGCGCAAATAGTCTGGAACTAAAATTTTCGTTGCCCGAGTTTGTTCCTATTATTGAGGGCTCGTATTGCGATTTTATGACCGAGCGATACTGGATGCCCCGTGCCTTGGACTACGTAAAGGAGCATAGCGAGAACTTTAGCTATTCACTCAGCCTCGAGGGCTCGATAAACTTTTTGAAGAGTACGAAGTTCAAGTTCTTCGACTATCTGATAGAGAACGGGCTGATCAAACCGACCAGCTCCTTTAAGTTGAAATTCCCTATCACAGCCACGCCACGGATGGTAGCCGAGCTCTTGGTGGCAAACCTAAAGCTCAAATACCCGCAATACCCGTGGGCGGTGGGCGACTGCATCGAAAGCTTGCCGATTATCATGGATTTTAATCACGACTTTTGTTTCGACGTACTGCCCAAGCTTGCCGATACATTCAATACAGAATGGGAGGTCGATAAATATACGATCCACGTCCGCCGTGTGGAGCGGCTGGACGAGAACGGCAAGAAAATGAGCATCAAACTATCGTATGGCTACAGCAACGGGATACTGGGCGGCATCCGCCGCATGCAATTCGACAGCAAACGCATTATAAACCGCGTATATGTAGAGGGCGGCGACCGTAATATAGATCGCTCCACCTACGGCAACGATACGCTGCTACTACCAAAGAGCAGAAAGATTGTGCACGAGGGCGTAGAATATACAACGGATGCCTCAGGCTCGTACCTCGAGCGTGTCAAACCGCTGGCAGGCGAGGAGGACAGCCTCGACGTATCCAAATTCTATCCCAAGCGTGTGGGTGTAGTGTCTGCCGTGGAAATGATAGACGACAAAAAAGGTTTTTACAATATCATAGACGAGGACATCCCCGCCGACCTCGATTTTTCAAAGAAAATTATCGCTGGCGAGACCATGACCCTTATCTTTCAGACGGGGCAGTTGGCAGGCAAGGAGTTTGATGTGAAATATATCCACGACAAACGAAAATTTGAGCTTGTGCCTATTGACGAGGGCGGCTTGATATACCCACAAGGGAACATTATCCCAGCCGTGGGCGACACCTACGCTGTATTTCATATGCAGATGCCCGAGCAATATATAACCATCGCCGAGGACGAGGCGTTGGATGAAACGGCAAAATACTTGTGGAAGAACGAGCAGCCGCAATATACCTACCGATGGCAATTGGATGGTATCCACGCCAAGCGAAACTGGGGCGAGATACGCGGCTTTCTGAATATCGGCTTCTTTGTGGAGTTTTCAGACCCTCAGTTTCTACCCGAGCCAGTGGATGTGCGTATTGTTACTGTCAAAGAAATGGTCAACGACCCGCAAAGCCCCGAAATAACGATCGCGAACAATGTAAGCAGCCGCACGCTGGGCTCGGTGATCAATGAAATACCTACGCAGGAGCAGGCTACCGACCGAAAGGATCGCGAGGTGCGGGAGTTTGCCCGCCGCCGATGGAAGGACACGCAGGAGCTTATTGATAATATAATGGGCATGACGGACGAGTTTGCCGACAATCTGTTTAGTGCGCTTGTTTTCGAGGGATTGATATTTCGTGCGGGTGCTCCCAGCCTGCAATATAGATTTTTAGCCGCCGACTGGGTAGCTACCATTGAGCCCGACTTATATTTCAACATCGCGAACAAGCAGTTCCATTGCCCACCATCGAGGATAGAGCATGGCACGATAGAAATTGATGGTCGCAAGCCCTACTGGGAAGTGCCTGCCTATGTATCCGACAATCTGATGGAGCTAAATACTCCCTACTATCTATATATCAAAGCTTCTAAAGATTTGGCGATAAAGAATGGGCGATTGACTGGCGATGGTACTTTCTTTATTTCTACCGAAAAGATAAAGCTGGACGATCTCGAGGGCTTTTATACTTTTTGGGTGGCATTTATCAATTCGGAGAACGAAGAGGGCGACCGCCCATTTACCACGATGTTCGGCTTGGCGATGCTCTCGCCACGGGAGTTGACTGTGGATACGATCCGCAGTTCCGATGGCGGCAGCTACTGGAAAGCCTTAAAAAATCAGTTTAAGCTGGGCAATAGCGACAACGGCATAGACTACAATGTAACGGAAGAGGAAACGCTGACAATGAAAAATGCTACCATACGCGAGGCACTGAATGTATATGGCGAGGCGTTTATAGCGGGATTTTTGTTTTCTAATCAAGTAATAAAATCGAAAGCCACCACGGGCAATCTTAATGCGATGGTGCTCGATGGGCTCAACGGATCGTTGCAATTCAATAACCATACAAGGCGATGGACTGAGAACGGGGGCGAAGAAACAAAAGAGCAATATATACGCTTAGACTCCAGTAACGACACAAGAGTCGAGGCTCGTAATATAACGGACGGAGATGTAGCTTATTTATCGTCTCAAGGTGTATTTGCCAATCGGGCGGGTATTGATACTTTGCCAGCTTCGTCGGGCATGTCCATGAAAGCGGCAATAGCAGGCTTGGGCTTTGGCAAAATGGATAAAGATAGATGGGGCAGTAATTATGGAATAGTAGGCGTATTTGGTACAGCATCCAACAAGTCGGCTAACCCCGCGCCTGCTTATGGAGGTTGGTTCGACCAGTTGAAAGTAAATGGGATGATATTAAATATGATTGACTTAACTGGAGATGTCGAAAATACTACCCGTTTAACCAGAGGAGTGTCGTATGTTTTAGGAAATTCGACTAAAGCCCAGCACGTTTATTTGCCGACAAATGCCTATAAAGGCACTGTTATATGGTTTAAGCAATGGTGGACGGGATATATGAGAATTTATGCTCCACTTGGGCAGAGATTGTTTGACGATAGCTCACAAAACGACTATCTCGACGTCGGCGAGGGCTGGACGGCTATGTGCACTTACATTGGCGAATGGGGTGCAGTGAATGAAGAGAAAAAAGGCACTTGGATGTTCAGTAGATTTAAGTTTTAATTACTGAGGGTATTGTGTGGCATCCGAATGCTTTATACTAGTGAGTTGAGTCTGTGTTGTTGGCATTGTATAGATGTTTTTAGTGTTCTCTTTTAATTTGAAATCTTTGTAATTTGTCAATATAAGTATGTTAGAGTATATTTTATCAGACAATTCTCCTTCAAAAAGCAGTACCTCTTTTACTTGGCTAAAATCTACTTTTATTTCTTTTGAAGTCGCTCCAGCTTTCAGAGCTCCAAAGTTCTCTATTTTTTTGAGAGTGTTATCAGCCAGTCTATACCCAGCCACAAGGTTTTTGCAATCTCCTTTTGATGTGTTTTCAATTACAAAACTTGTATAGTCTTGTTTTTGCCCAGCAGGGTCTAATTCATTATCGTCGCTGGAGCACGCTATAAAGAGAGGTAATAGTAGAAGTATAAATAGCTTTTTCATGGCATAGTCATTTATTGATTTGCGAAACAAATATAAACAAACTAAAACAAATATGAAAATAAAAGAAAACAAGTATCTGCCTACCAAGGGCTTTGCAGCCATTAATCTATTTGGAGTGATCTTCGTTCGCTATGGAACAAAGCTCAGCGAGCGCACTATTCGTCACGAGTCGATACATACTCGCCAGATGAAAGAAATGCTATATCTGCCGTTCTATTTATGGTACGGGCTGGAGTGGTTGTTTCGGTTGATACAATACCGCAATCGCATGACTGCCTATTATAATATTAGCTTCGAGCGCGAAGCATACGCCAACGACCGCAATGTAGATTATCTTGCGAGGCGCAAGTGGTGGGCTTGGTGGGGTTATTTGAGTAAGAAAAGATAATCATTCCATAAAACAACGTTTAAAGAATATTTAAACCGCAATTAAATGATGATTATTGAGAGTAAAGTATGTACTTTTACCACTCATATATACTATAAAGGTACAAAAAAAGCATGACATACGCAAGCATTTATAGCACTAAAAAGCCCTTTATATCGTCATATTTGAACGATTGATAAAGGGCTGATAGATTTATATGTTTTTTGTATATTTGTGGCACATCTCGTTTTTGAAAATAGAACTTTTCGTTTTTTCGATTATAAATATATTTTAAACTCTGCATCTTTTATAATAGAATAACTTTTACACAGAGGATTCAACAAATCTAATGTAAGGTCTACATTGTCTCTTTTGCCATCGGGATAATTGTCTATTCGATAGTTATGGAT